AGCATCTCTGCCAACTCGGGGTCGTTGAAGATTTTATTATAAATGCTATGTTCCCATTCCAGCGCTTCACGACTCACATGCTGGTCGAAGCGGGATGCATCCACACCTATGGCGACAGGATTATTGAACTTGCGCCATTTCCTTGCAATTATTCTTCCCTGAGCGAAAGAGTCATAACCACTCAGGACTGTGGGTGACTCAAAAATGTCATCTATCGCATGCATAATCTTCTTCTCATTAAACTTCAGACGACGGCCAATCTCCACATTGAACCTCTTGCTACGAGGGCAAATGAGGCGTGGAGCAATAGGCTTGTTCATCCAATGTTTTTCCATTTTGAGAAAAGCTGTGACCTTGGCATCATCCACACACAGAGGGCGGGTGCGTAGGGATTCAACAGCTTTGAGGTAAAGACTACGCTTGCCAGATTTGTACGTTAATGCAAGCTCCAGGGGGGTGTGTGTTTTGGCATAGCCCACATGATCCGCGACAGCGGTGGAAAAGTAATCAAGGGCTGAAAATGCCATGTGTCGTGGAAGTGGAGGGCGAATGATGTCGGCGCCTTTGCCGACGGTGAAAACGCGCCGCTCAACAGCAACCAGAGCATTGTGCAGTGATGGATTGGGAACACTATATTCTAAGCCTAAACTAAACTGGCTCAAATTATATATTTTACTAGTTAACTTCCTAGGGATGGCCCCACCACGTATCACGATCTCCGGCAATCCCAAAATAGTAAAAGGGGATTCAAAACCGGACTCGTGACAGAGCCCATCTAAAAAACCGAACTGGTGACAGCGCACAAGTCCGACCGGAGCTGTCTCGCGGCAGGACAATGCACAGTCATTGCAATGTCGAAGTCGGTTCTAGTGGGCAAGGGAACCATGCGGAGCGCAACATTGCGCAAAAACGTGGAGCTTGCCAGATTTAGATCCATCTGTTTGGCAAACAGCTCCACGTGCCGAGTGATGGTAGCAGAAGACACATCATCGGCGGAGAGGAGGGGGTTCTTCATCCGAACATAATGTCGGATCCATCTAGCGGCATCGCCGCGGCATTCCTCCTTGATAGACCGTTGCAGAACGGTCTCCTCCACCTCCTCATCCTCATCATCCTTCTTACCCGCCACCTTAATTATTTTCCCAGTAGGGATTTGGAAGGTGTTGCACAGGGGGTAGAAGTCCCTCAAATCCTCGGAGAGTTCCACTCTCCGGCCGAGTTCTGCAGCGAGAATCTCGGTCTTCTCACGCCTTGCAGCGGCGTCAGTCACAGCGGCCATTCTGCCAGCCACTGTGTTGAAGAACTTTCCAAAGTAGTTCTTCCCCTTCTTTTCCTCATAAACCGTCAGCACCTCTGCGACGGTTTCATGCCTCGCCACAACGGC